GTGTACACGAATAGATCATAGAGGAATATACCCCCCTACCCCTATCTAGGCTCAATAGTCAGGTAATCAAAAGCTGCACTCTCAACCTTACCGAACATGCCCTCGTCAATGTACCCATGCTTGATCAACCACTGAACCTTGTATCTCTCTGGCATACGCTTCAGCTTGCTGTTAAAAGCAATTGACTTGAACAGATCCAAGCCGCTTACCTCTGCTCGATGAATCAATATCCTTTTCAGTAAAGTAAACGGTCCTGATATACTCGGCAATATATAAGCTGAGATATGATCCCCAACATACAACTTGCGGCCACTCAGCAGGTCGCGCCAGTTAACGTTGATGTTACACATGTCGTACTGCATTGGCGTTAATGGCTCAGCACCGAACGGAGTACACAGGAACTCGATACGTATCTTCGTGCTTATTGCTTGGTCTACGCCTTGGAACAACTTGGCCATATGTATTACATCATGCTCGACTGACTCCACTGTCTCCCAAGGATAGCCGACGATTTGAAACACTTTAATCACGACGCTGCCCGTTATCCCTTTGCTATCTATCTCAAGTATTTTGTTGATGATATCGTTATTCGTTATGCGCTTGTTAACTCTTAGTCTTGTCTCTTCGCTCCATCCGTCGAGCGCACTGATATACCTACCAGCCTTCTCGATGGTCAATCCATGCCAATCTGTTTCTTGGATCCTGATACCATTGCCCGGGTTATACTGATCACCATCCACAAGTTGCCTTCTGCTCCACGAGTATTGGCAGTACAGGCATTTGTTCCTGCACCCTATTGAGTTCTCACCTGATAGGAGATATCTTGGCTGCCTAATATAATAATGACCAGTGACGTAAGGATCGTTGGTTTTTCTCCAAACGTTAGTGAATTCCTTCCCTGCGATAACGTCATTAATCTGGCCCTCTGCTCTTCCGAATACCGCAACGTCAATATAGCTAACAATCAGCTTGATATTACATACGCCAAATCCACCTACGATTATCTTGGTGGTAATGTCGAGTGGTGCGAACTTTTCCATGGTGTAGATTAAGTTCTCGACGTCCATAACACTGGTCAAGGAGATAAGGATAATCTCAAAACGGTTGATATCCTCGGGATGACAAAACTCATATGGCTCGTTCAACTCGGACAAGATTGCTTTGAGTCCAAAATTGCTAAGATCGTGGAAGTCCTTTTTCTTATTCGTTGCTCTGTCTACGATATTATTTAAGATCAACACCCCGATACGAGCCTTAACTATGTTTCGGCTCAACAAATCGGGTGCTAACTCGAAGTATTCAAGCTTACTTTGTTTTTCGTCCTTCTTAGCTCGATAGTTCTGGTCAAAGACTTTCTTGCATTCCTTACATAACGCCTTCTTGCCATCTTTACTCCGATTTGATTTGGTAAAATCATCAGACATGGCGATCTTTCCACAGTTACTGCATTGCATGTGATCAGCCTCTATCTATCGCTTTACGACCAAATCCGCCGTCTTCCTTGGCTGATTTCCTATCATGACATCGTTTAGCCATCGGCTGCCAATTAGACATATCCCAAAATAAATTAATATTGCCTTTGTGCGGTATCTTGTGATCAACCACTGTAGCCGGTAGTAGACGATTCAATCTCTTGCAATCAACACATTCACACAATGGGTTCTGCCGCAAGAATCTTAGCCTTGCCTCGCGCCATCTAGTAGAGTTGTACCATTCGTGATACGAAGGCCTGTCTTCTTTGTCGTACTGTTTATGCCTTGCCTTATCGCTCACTATCTGATGCCTAACGCAGAACCTCGTCCCGGCATTAACGAGTTCTGGGCAGCATGGGTAGGAGCATGGTTTTCTGGCCCTGACTGACATATCATTCACTCCTTACATCGACCCCGTTATCCCGCGATTCCCCCGCATCATCCGATCAAATGCATTGAACCCTCGACTCTCCTCGTACAACTCATCCAACAGCTTCCTAACCAAACACTTCTTTCCGTCCCAGTTCTTGCAGTTAGCACAGTTTTCATTACATCCAACCGCTTCTGGTTCGAATCCCACGCATCTAGGCATAACTGCAATCACCGCCTTTTAGGTAATAGAAAAAGCGCCACCTTGCGGAAGCGCTTTTGTGCGTTTTCGTTTCATAAAATTTGATACTAGTATTGTAACACGGCATATTAGGCACGTAAAGGACAACAATTAGACACTGGTTGTCAATACCCCATAAGACCAGCTAAAGCGCTAACCGCAAGCCATCCACGCCAAACATCATAACACTAAGCTCTTCAATCATGTCGTTTTTCCACCTGATTACTGACTTTTCACTGCAGTTGATTTCTGCCGCTATGACCCTAACTCTTTCCATCCATGGCATTAAACCCTTAACAGGATCTAGATAAAGCTTGTCGATGACAAGGTATTTCTCAGGCTTACCTTGATCGATCATCTTTTCTCGAAGCTCTACAAGGGATATTTCTACTTGCATAACCATTACCAGCGTTCGCGCCCTGCCGCGCCTTATGGCGTAAACGATAACATCCTCCATGTCAGATTCCTCAAAGTTGTAGGCTTCTAGATCTTCGCCCGAAACCTTATCCTGCGAAAGCTCGATGTGCTTAATCAGGCTTGGATATTTCTTAAGCAGGAGTTCGGTATTGTGAAACCTATTTTTCCTCGCTCGCTCTCGGTCTTCGTTCTTCTGGATCTTTAAGGCTTCGACGGCCGCCGCCGTGGCAATCTCCTGAATGTTGATACTACCAAGCTTTTTACCCATTGGGGTTTACACCTCCTAAACCCTACTCCAGAATGACGCTTTTTTAGCCCTCTCTCCAACTTCCCTATGGCTCAGTTTCTTAACCGTGCTGGCTTCCTCCATGGTCCACCCGTTTCGCATTCTCCAAGTAAATAGTTCGTAAGATACGCCGTTCTCGATGGCCCTCTCGATAATAGCTTTTGGGTAAACTCTGTTATCTTTACGATTCTGAAGCATAACCTCTTTTTTGTTAGATAAGGACTGAGTTGCAGCACGTTCGAGGTCCCAACCTCGTTCTACGCGCCTATAAAATGTTTTGGGCTTAATGCCATTCTGCTCGGCTAGATTCACCCAATCTTTCACGCTCCGTCTTTGACGTGGTGGCGCTGTTAAGGCTCTAATCTTCGGCCACGCTAATCTCCTAATGCGTATAGTTAACGCTCCTGGGCTAATGCCGTTTTGCTGTGCCTGATCATATTCTTGAGGAGTAATATAATACTCGTAGGACATTACTCTTCTCCGATCTCAGACAGCTTAACTCCCGCCAAAATGTGTGCGTAGTCTGATATTTTCTTGAGGTCCGTAAGGTTTTGGGTTTTACTAAACCGCGATGCGTACTTGATAATGCTACCAAGACAAAAGCCTTCAGAATTTCCAGTGGAGTTTATGAGGTCGATAGGTTCCGTGCCATTCTTTGCCTTGTAGTGCTCCGATCCCTCGGTTTGGCAGTATTCACGTCCTAATGCTCTCAATTCGTAGTTTGATTTCAATTTGTCCAGCCCCCGATCTGTGATTAGAATTTTCCAGTTGATCCGAATCCTGCATCACCTCGATCACTCTCTGAAAGCTCATCCACTTTGAAAAATGGGGCAATAAAACAAGGGAAAATAACAAGTTGGGCTAATCTCTCATTGGGTTCAATCACTAATGTCTTGTCGATGATGTTAGAAATGCTCATAAAGATCTCTCCACGATACCCGGAGTCGATCGTTCCGATGAGAGCCACCTTACCCTCGCTAGACGCTCCACTTCGCGGAAATACTAACCCTACGTGATTTGGTGGTATCTCTACAGCTACACCGGTTGGTATCTTTACTATTGACTCTGGGTGAAGAATCAAAGGATGATCGATTCGTGCCCTTAGATCTGCTCCAGCGTCTCCCGGATGCTTGCGAGTCGGTTCATAGACTGGATCATGGGTATTTACGAGTTTATAGTTGATCATGCACTAAGCCCCTCCCTTAACTTGCTCAATTCTTGCTTTAACCGCATCCATCAAGGCATCTTGCCCTGCGGCTTTTCGTTCTAAGGCATCCACCGCGTCCTCATCCATCGTGCCCTCTGCTACAAGTCGCATGACTACAATACGCCTCGTCTGACCCTGTCTGTGTACCCTTGCATTCGCTTGTTGGTCCTCTTCTAGGCTCCATATCTGGTCAAACCAGACAACCGTTTGGCAACTTGACTCTTGGAGGTTTAAACCATGGCCGGCACTCTTTGGGTGTAGTAGCAGCAAGGGTATTTTATCGTTGTTCCAATCGAAGATATCTTGAGTCCCATCTTTCCCTTTTCGCAGGATCTGCGTTTGTGGAAAGCGCTGCTGAATCCTGGATAGGGAGTGTTTAAAGTTATAAAACACCATGACGGGCTTCCCGTTTGCCGCCTCGATGATATCCTCCAATGCGTCCAACTTGGCATCGTGGATCAGCTTGACTCCTCGCTCCTCGTCATAGACTGCGCCCGATGCCATCTGAAGCAGCTTGTTTGACAGGACCGCGGCAGTAATAGCGACTACGTCAGCGTCCATGTATGGCAGCAACATATCTTTCTCAAGCTTTTTGTATAACTCACGGGCTTGCTCGTTCAGCTTGATTGGGACAACTCGATCAATCCGTTCAGGCAACTCTAGCCAATCCTCAGACTTCATACTCACGGCGATATCGGATATGGCGTCGTAAATTCGTTGCTCTGCTTCCTGCTTTTCCTTCCACTCGTACACTACATGGCCACTCCTGGCTCCAGGTGTAAAGTACCGATCCCTGTATCCCGTGATCGTCTTGCCAAGGCGCTCTCCTTGGTCTAGAAGATAAATCTCTGGCCAAAGATCCATCAGGCTATTTGGTGCTGGTGTACCAGTCAACCCAATTACTCGTTTCATCATCGGTCGCACTCTACGCAATGCTCGGAATCGTTTAGACTGACCATTCTTGAAACTGGATAACTCATCGATCACAACCGTATCAAAATCCCAGTTGGTTCCTAACTCGCCAACAAGCCATTCAACGTTTTCTCTGTTAATTACAAAGATATCGGCATCAGCTTTTAACGCTTTTCTCCGTACATCTGCAGATCCTAAGACTTTACTAATCCTTAGGTGTTTCAGGTGATCCCATTTCTCAGTCTCACGGGCCCAAGTATCATCCGCTACTCGCAATGGCGCTATAACCAACACTCGGATAGCGTCAAAATAGTCATTCAAAAGCAAATCGATTGCGGTCAACGTTGACACTGTTTTGCTAACCGAGGCCCATCTCTAACAGTAACGCGATATAAGGTGTGTCCAATATTCGCTGCGTTGCATACTCTTGATACTGGTGTGGGATGAACTTCATTTCGGCATCACCTCGTTTATAAATTTATCGATATCGTCGTTGGAGTCGATCTTGTAAACTTGGTGCCCCATGTTCCTCAGGATCTTAGCCCATCTAACCTGCAGAGGTTCAAGAGGTTTACCCGGTGCTTTCATCTCGACATATATCGTTCGCCCACCAGGGAGTATTACCAATCGATCAGGTACTCCGCGATTTCCAGGGGAAGTCCATTTCGGCGCTCGCCCACCAATGCGTTTGACTTCGCTTACCAGACGTTTTTCCAGTTTCGATTCACTCATCGCCTCATTCCCCAGAATCTGGAACATACCATAGCCAGGTACTACCAGTATTGATGGTTTTTACATTGAGTTCTTTTCTCGCCGCTTTTAGTTTTGTTTTAGATATACCTAGCCCAGCGCAATGTGCTTTTACCAAATCATACGGTTTTGGTCCATCCGCTAGGTATTCAGCCAAAACGCAGGACACGTATTTAATTTCAATATCCGGCATAAGTTTAAAACCCCTCCACAAAGAATGTACTAAATATCCCTCACACACGTGTATGTGCCTAAATGTGCGTTTGCATAGGGTAGCATAGGGATTACTATATTACCTCTTCCTATGCTGTATTACTTTTATCTTAATAAGGGTATTTTACCGATACTTCTGATACAGCAATCACTTAATCCATGGTATGACTAGGTTTATCTGTATCAGATACCTTAGTTTTATCTGTTTCTTTACTGATACATCTGTAACATTTCGTGTATCAGATGTATCAGATAGATATCAGTAAATATCAGATGTATGTGTTACACCCTTTCAAAGATCGTTTGCAGCCCATACACGGGTAAACGGGCTCTCCCTTTTCGTTCCTTCCACCCAGGTATGCGACGAAGAATGTTGCAAATTTCTCTAGCTTCCCATGGTCGTATTGATCCTGATTTATTGTGCAGACATTCTGTCCATGCTTGAGATGCGCATACCCTATTCCGAAGTTTACCTTGCTCAGACTCTTCGCCCCACCCATCTTCTATAGGGGCCTCAAGCCACTCTTGGATCAGTCCGACACGTGGATCGTCCTCCATATGCATACTTTGAATCCGCTCCGCCTGTTGCTCAATCTCTGGCAACAACGTAAGCGCTTCACCACTTTTGTACGCCCTCAAGATTTCTGCCCATACCTGCCCTATCTCGTACTCTGAAAGACCTGTAAATACACTCTTGATCCGTTTATCAGGGTCGATCACAACAGGCCAAAATCGGCGATTACCTGTTGGGTCCTTTAGAAAATCTGTATTGTTGGTCGTTCCGAAAAACACGCATTTTCGTGGAAAATCGGTAATGACACGGTCATAGGCCACTCGGTACTTGTCACCACGTTTAGTAATAAACTGCTTGATCTCGTCCACTTCAGTCTTAGTCATTCCGGCTAACTCACCGAACTCGAAGATCCATGCTGACTGAAGATGCTCTCCTGCATCTTTAGTGTCAAACGTCTTAAGCGAATCACTAAACCAGCGTCTAGCCAACATTTGAATGATCGTGCTTTTACCGGCTCCTTGGGGACCGACCAAAACCAGCATATAGTCGAATTTGCATCCCGGCTCATAGAGTCTCTTGACAGCAGCTATGAACATTTTTCGTGTTACTTCCTTTACATAATCTGAATCATCCGCGCCAAGATAATCAATAAATAGTCGATCAATCCGTGCTACTCCATCCCATTCCTGTGCTTCTAGATATTCAATAATAGGATGAAATCTGTTCATATGCGCCACCTCTGTAAACGCGTTCTTTATAGTCGTCCCTGATTTGATCTCATAGGTCTTTCCAAACCAGTGCTCTAGTCTTCGGTCATCAGCTCCAAGCCACGGCTCATAATCCTCGTATTTCCTCTCACGATTTCGCCAAGGTAGATTCTTTCGGATAACCTCGGTATTACCAAATGCGTCATAGGCCAGGACACCTTTAAATGGGCCATTGCTTAAGATAATCTCAGCATTCTTGGCAGTGGACAAAGGAAATCCGGTCTTGGAATTCATTTTCAACTGGTCAATCCAGTCAATCCCAGGCTTTTTTTCGTCTTCTTCCTCCGCCTCAGTTCCTTCGAAATCCTCTGACAACTCAGATAACCTATCACGCTTTACCTTACCATCTTGAGTGGCGAACGCGACCATAGCCGTATGGCTCGGCAGCTTGTCGATATTTGTTCTCTCACTCGCCCGGTCATCTAACTTTCCGAACTTATGCAGCCGCACTAGGTCAAAAGAGTTAACCTCTCTGCCGCCGCATGGATCACTCTCATGGTGGGAATAGGCGAACGTGTCCTCGTCATACACGACTAATCCACCATAGCTGCTAGAGCCAACATGCGTATACCGTGTCAAACTGTCGTCTACCAATTCGTATGTTTCAGGCAGGAAGG